GGCGGCGGCCATGCCGGGGTCGCCGATGCCTCCTTCGCGCTCGGCATCAAGGACAATGGCGCCCGCTACCTCACCGGCATCGTGTTCGGCGCCAATGCACTGACCAGCTACGGCGGCTTCGGCTACGCGGTCCGACTCGGCAAGGGCCACCTCATCCAGTGGCACGACGCCGTCGATGCCGCCGGCCCCTCCATCTGCTCGACCATCAGCGTCGCCGCCAACGCCATCAGCATGCAGTTCCAGGATGGCGGCGTGGTCTTCGTGAACGCCGCCGGCAATGCGGTCGTCCAGGTCCAGCAGGTCGCCAACGCGGTGAACGGCGTTGCGCTGACCCCGTCCGCCACCGGGGCCCCGGCCACGATCGCAGCCTTCGGCAACGACGCCTCCGTCGATCTCGCGCTCTCGCCGAAGGGCCCGGGCGGCGTGCGGCTCGGGGGCGTCAGGCTCGGCTTCTTCGGTGCCACCGGCCAGGGCAAACCCACCATCAGCGGTTCCCGCGGCGGCAATGCGGCGCTGGCCTCGCTGATCACGGCGCTGGCCGCGCTCGGCCTCATCACCGACGGCTCCACGCCATAACCAAAGGATCATGCATTGACCTACAATCTGGCCGTGCGGAGTCCCTTCCGCACCTACAAGCGCGGCGACCTCATCACCGACCAGGCGGTCGTGCGGGACGTGCTTTCCGGCGAGGACCACGTGCACGTCGTGAAGGTCGCGGCGGATCCCGGCGCCGCCACCGGCGGGAACCCGCAGGCGACCGGAAAGGGGGCATAGCCGATGATCGTCCAGCAGGGTTCCATCAATCTCGCGGCCGTGCAGGTCCCCGGCGTCATCGTGCAGATCGTGCCGCCGGCGGTGTCGCCGATCCTTGGCGTCGCCACCAACGGCATCGGCATCGTCGGCACCGCTTCCTGGGGGCCGGTGAACAGTCCGACCGTGGTGGGCAGCTATGCCGAATACACCAGCCTGTTCGGCCCGCTGGTGAACCGCGCTTACGACGCGGGCACGCACGTCGCCATCGCGTTCCAGCAGGGCGCGTCCAACTTCCAGGTCGTGCGCACGACCGACGGCACCGACACCGCGGCGGTGTGCAGCCTCAACTACTGCCCGCCGTCCACCGCCTGGCAGGCCGCCACGGCCTATCCCACGGTCGGTGCCTTCGTCGCCAGCAACAACAACACCTACGTGCTGACCAAGGCCGGCACCTCGGCCGCTTCCGGCGGCCCGAGCGGCACCGGAAGCGGCATCGTCGACGGGAGCTGCACGTGGAACTTCTGGTGCAGCGGCACCGCGAGCGGCACCGCACAGTCGAGCCTCGTGCTGCCCTGCCTCTATAGCGGCAGTACAGGCAACAGTATCACCGCGAGCCTGGGCGCGGGTACGCGGGCCGGCACCTGGAAGCTCTCGGTCGCGCTGCCCGGCATGGTCCCGGAGATCTTCGACAACATCGCCGCACCGAATGCGGCCACGTTCTGGCAGAACCTCGCGAACGCGGTCAACAACGGCACCGGGCCGAACCGCGGGCCGTCCCAGATCGTCGCCGCGCAGGCGGGCCAGCGCGCGTCGGTGGCCCCGCAAACCGGCTCGACGGCGCTCGCCACCTCGCCGATGACCGCCTTCACCGGCGGCACCGACGGTGCCGCGGCCATCACCTCGGCGCTGCTCATGGGCACTGACGGTACCGGCGCGTCCCGTACCGGCGCCTATGCGCTGCGTGGCACTGGGGTCGCCATCCTCGACGTCGCCGACCTCACCGACACCACGCAATGGGCCAATCTCGCCGCGCTGGCGACGAGCGAGAGCTGGTATCCGGTGGTCGCGTTCCCGGCCGGCAGTTCCATCTCGGCCACCACCACGGCGGTAGCGACGCTCGGCATCGACACGCCCTGGCTCAAGATCCTGCACGGCGACTGGGTCTACTGGTCCGACACCGTTTCCGGCGTGACCCGCGTGGTCTCGCCGCAGGCGTTCGTGGCCGGCCGGCTCGGCAACCTCGCGCCCAACCAGTCCGGCCTGAACAAGCCGCTCGCGGCCGTGGTGGGCACGCAGAAGACGGCGGCCAACCAGGTCTATTCGCAGGCCGACCTGCTGGCGCTCATGCAGGCCCGCGTGGACGTCATTACGCTGCCCTCGGCCGGCGGGCAGAACTGGTTCGCCCCGGCCTTCGGCATCAATGTCTCCTCGAACTCGGGCACCAACGGCGACAACTACACGCGCATGACCAACTTCCTCGCCCCTACGCTGAACACGGCGATGGGCAGCGAGATCGGCAAGCTGCAGTCGGACGCGCAGCGCCGGGCCGCCTACGCCAAGCTCGACCAGTTCATGACCTCGCTGTGGCAGCAGGGGCTGATCGGCAATGCCGACGGCGCCTATCCGAACGGGCCGCAGCCGTGGACGATCACGCTCGATTCGACCAACAATCCGGACCAGCGCGTGGCGCTCGGCTTCGAGCAGGCGGACCTGCAGGTGCAGTACCTGTCGGTCATCGACAACCTGTTGATCAACATGCAGGCCGGCCAGTCCGTGCAGATCGCCCGCGCGGCGGTCAGTCAGTAGAGCGTGATCGCCTGAGGCCGAACCAGGCCGGCAGGCGTGAATCACGCTCGCAAACAAAAGCGCCAGAGGAGAACAGCGCATGCCCGCAGCAGGCTACAGCGTCGGCCGCGACACCAAGCTCGTGTTCGTGGACGAAGCGAGCGGCAACGTCGTCACCTGGTCCATCCTGTCCTCGGCGGACTTCAAGCCGGACTTCAAGCAGCTCCAGTGGAAGGCGATCGACGGCACTAACAGCTTTGCCGAAATCCCGCAGGGCTGGATCGGCACCTTCACGGTGGACCGCGCCGGCCCGGACCTGATGGACTACGCGGTTGCCAACGAAAACGACTATTTCCTCGGCAATACCGCGGCAACCGTCTACCTGCAGCAGACCATCACCAACCCGGACGGCTCCACCTCGCAGTACCGCTTCGTCAACGGGGCCGTGAAGCTGGTCGATGCCGGCAAGTGGTCGGGTGACGACAAGGTCACGCAGACGGTGGCGGCCCGCTTCTCGCGCTGCCTGAAGGTGTCCTGATGGCGGTGACGATTCTCGAATCCGTGGCGGGCGCCGCGCCGATGGCGCCCGCCGATGCGCTCGCCACCAGGGCGCCGGTGCCGGCCGGCTGGGACGAATATCGCGCGGCGGACGGCAGCATGGTCGTTCATGCCGCGCGGCGGCTGTCGGTGCTCGAGCGGATGCGCTTCTACAAGCACATCCCGCCCGAGCTGCAGCGCAACCCGATGTGGACCCATCCGGCGCTCGCCGCCGCCTGCATCCGGCGGGTGAACGGCGAGCCGGTGCCGATCCCGGAGGGCGAGCGCGAGATCGAGGCGCTGATCCGCCGCGTCGGCGACGAGGTGATGGACCGCATCATCGCGGCCAACGTGGCGCGGCTGACGGCCGAGCAGGCGGAGGCGGAGGCGCGGGCAAAAAACTCACAGGCGACCCCGAGTTCCGCCAGTGCGTGATGTTGGTCGCGCGCGGGGTCCCGCCTGATCTGGCGTTTTCCCTCGATCCGGCCGAGCGGATTGCCTGGCTGGTGACGCTGGCCGAACTGGGCGGCGAGCTGCGTTCGGGCGGCCGCTGGGACTGGGCCGAGCAGCGCCTGGTCGCCCGCTAGCCCGGCTGCGGGGAAGGATGGCGATGCGGACCTTCGAGAACTTCCAGACGTTTCGCGGCTTTCTGGAGACGCTGCCGGCCGCGTGCCGGCGCGCGGGGCGGGACGGGCTCGCGGCCGGGGCCGATATCGTGCACGCCGCGGCAGCCGCGGATGCAGCCTGCACAAGTGCATCCGGCGAGACCTCCGCCGTGGTCGGCGCCGCCGATCCCGCCACCTACGACCCGCTCGCCGCCGCCGCGGCACGTGCCTCCGGAGGCGCGGCCAGGGCGATCGCTGAGGCCATCGTCGCCGCGCTCGCCGGATCAGAAGGAAAGCGCCCGTGATCGAAGCCTACCGCATCGGCGTTTCGCTGGCGCTCGACCAGTCCGGCGTCATCGGCCCGCTGGCCGACGTGCTCGCGCAGTTCGACCGCGTGCAGCAGGCCCTGGAGGGCGCGCAGGTCGGCGTCGGGGGCGTGCTGGGTTCGCTCGGCGGCGCCGGCGCGAGGGCTGACGGACTGGCCGAGGCGCTCGACCGCACGGCCGCGGCGTCGGCGCGGCTCGCGCTGCCGGGCGCCGCGGCCTGGGACCCGGTGCCCCGGCCGGCGCCGGCCGCCATCGTTCCGGCCGCGGTGGCGGAGCCCGCGCCGCGCGGGGCCGCCGAGCCGCAGGCGCTGCCGCGGCTGGAGACGCTGGCCGCGTCGCCCGCCATGGTCCTC